ACGCGTCGATCCAGCGCGCGCGCGACCGGCTCCTGTCCGTCGGGGTCGGCGGGGGCGGCGTGGTGTCGGAGACGATCGGAATCTACACCTACAAGGTGGATTCGGACACCTCATCCGGCGAGTCGCTGGCCGTGTCGGGTGATATGAAGCTGCTGCTCGAACGCTACCGGCAGGCGGGCGTGGCGTGAGCGTCGAGGGGCTCATGACGCAGCCGGTCACGCTGCGCAAGCGGCAGGATCCCGACCTAGATATTCGGGATGCGATCGGCGGTGCGGAGCCCACGTACTCGGAGCTGGAAACCACCATGTACCTAGAGCCCGTGGGCGACCGGCGCTCACGTGAGGACCTCGACGACCGGAACACCGGTATGGGCCAATGGCTCGGCGTCGGACGAACAACGATCGAGTGGCACAACTGGGATCAGGTTGTTTACGGCGAGCTAACCCTCGACATTGTGGCCCCGATCCGCCACATGCACAACCCGCGTCTCAATCGCGAGAGTCACGTCGAGATGGACCTACAGGAGATTCAACTTGATTAACTTTCGGGTGATCGGCGTGAACACGGTAGTAGCGAGAATGGCGTTCGCTGCGGCAGTCGGAGAGGCTGCGGCCGAGGCGGCGGCTCAGGCCAGCGCTGCGGCGGTCCTGGCCAAAGCACAGGCCCACGCGCCGGTCGATACTGGGGAGCTGCGAGACTCCGGCATCCTCACCCCGACCGGATTCATCTTCACGGCGGACCACGCAATGCCGGTGGAGGTCGGCACCAGCACCACGCCCGCGCAGCCCTTCGTGCGTCCCGTCCTCGACGAGGACAACACCGAGGTGGCCTTGGCTGTAGGGCGCAAGTTGATCGGAGGGATCTAGTGCGGTTCGAAGAGGCGCTGTTCGACTACCTGTCAGCCGACGGAGGAGTGGCGGGTCTGGTGGAGGACCGGATCTACCCGGTGCGACTACCGGAGGGAGCCAAGCTACCCGCCATCTCATGGTTCCAGGTTAGCTCGGACCGGATCCCGACCTACGACCCGTTCCCGCGCGACGACTGGACCAGGAAGCGCATCCAATTCAACAGTTGGGCCACGGACCCTAACACGGCGATGCTCGTGGGAGAGGCGGTGATGCTGGCGCTCAGCGGTTACGACGGCGACATGTCCGGCCTAGCGATTGGGTCTTCGGAGAGTGTGACCGAGCTTGACACGTACGACGGTCAGACCAAGCTGTTCCGCAAGATCCAAGATTTTCACATCTCGTACGAAGAAGATCTCGAACCATCGAGTTAGGAGGAATAAAGAATGACGAAGCGAGCAGCACGCGGGATCGTCGTTTCGTTCGAGGGCGTGCCCGTCGGACAGTTGACGGCCTTCGGCAACCCGGGCTCCTCACGTGAGCTGATCGACGCGAGTGCGTACGGCGAAGAGTGGAAGGACTTCGTGCTCGGTCAGCAGGACGGCGACGAGGTGGAGGGAACGGTCGCTTACGACCCGACCGACGCCGGACACGCCGACATCCTCGACACGTACAACAACGACCCGGACGCGGTTACGACCTGGAACCTGACGCACGCCGACGCTGGCGTGGACTTCGACATCGCGGCCCGCATCACCGCCGTCAACCGTGGCGGCGCACTCGGTGACCTCCTGCAGATGAACTTCACCCTGAAGATCGTCGAGCCGGGCGTCACGGACAACTCGTAACATCCGTTCGACCCTGCACTACTGGCGCGGCCAGCACGACAGCACGGAGAAAGGGAGGAGATAGGAATGGGTTCGATCCGAGATGGGATCCTGGGCGCAGACGACCTGCCCCGGGAGAAGCTCGAAACGCCCGAATGGGAGCCTGACGTACCGTTCGTGTGGGTTCGGGGCCTGACGGGCGCGGAGCGCGACAAGTGGGACTCGTCCCTCATGGAGCGCGGGCGTGACGGCAACCCGGTTGCCAAGCTCGGCGGGAAGGACGTGCGTGCGAAGTTTTGCACGATGGTCCTGGTGGACGAGGAGGGCAAGCAGATCTTCGCCCTCGCCGAAGCCCCGCTGCTTGGCAAAAAGTCCGCGGTCGTGATCGAGCGCATCTGGCGCTTGGGCCGCGAGCTGAGCGGGATGCAGAACGTCGGCGACGTCGGCGACGATGACGACGAGGAGGGGCAGGAAAACCCTTCCGAGGAGGACGAGTCCAGCTCCTCCGAGTCGCTCTAGCCTGTGGGATCCCCGACGTTGACTGGCTGGCGGAACGCATCAGCGGTAAGCAACTGGGCGAGTGGGCCGCGTATGAACGCGAATACGGGCCCATCCTCGTCCACGAGCGGATCGACGTTGGTGCAGCTTTGATCGCCATGCATCTCGTCGGGGATCCCAAACGGACGCTGCAAGACTTCCTGCCTAACTGGACGGGTAGGGACGAGTCCGAAGAGTCCCTGGTGAAGAGGCTTATCGCTTTCAAGGAATCTTACAAGAATCGGGAGGACGACGCGTGACGCTACTCGGCTCACTCGAAGTGCTGATCGTCGGCGACTCGCGTCCCTTGACGGCGGCCTTGGCCAGCAGCAGCGCTCAGGTCAAGACGTTCGGAGCCACCACCACAGCCACCGGCAAAGCGGCGGGCTCGGCCATGTCTACCCTGCGGTTGGGGGCAGTCGGGGCCGGGCTCGCCGTTGGCTATTTTGCGAAGGAAGCGGTCCAGGCGTCGATCGAGTACGACCGGGCCTTCGCGCAGATCAACGCCATCACCAACACTACCGACGCCAAGATCGTCGAGATGCGCAGTCACATCTTGGATCTGAGCCGAGATACCGCCACATCTCCGGTCGATCTGGCGAACAGCTTCTACTACCTGTCATCGGCCGGGTTGGACGTGAGCCAGCAGATGGACGCGCTGGACGCGGCGGCTAAGGGCACGGCGGTCGGATTGGGCGAGTCGGCGCTCATTGCGAAGATCAGCGCCCAGGCGTTGAACGCGTACGCCAACTCCGCCCTTACGGCAACCCAGGTGACGGACGCAATGGTGGCGGCCGTCCGCGAAGGTAGCGCCGAGCCGGAGCAGTTCGCCGACGCGCTGGGCCGCGTGCTGCCGGTGGCGGCGAAGGCGGGGATCGAGTTCCAGGAGATCACGGCCTCTCTAGCCACGATGTCCAACGCGGGACTCGACGTGCACGAGGGCGTCACCGCCGTCCGAGCCATCCTCAACTCACTCGTGGCCCCGACCAACCAGACGACCGACGCGCTCGCGAAGCTGGGGCTCACCGCCGACGACGTGCGAATCAGCATGTCGGAGGAGGGGCTGGTCGGGACATTGCGCATGTTGGAGCGACGGGCCGGGGGCTCGATCGACACGCTGCGCGACCTCATCCCGAACATCCGAGGCATGGTCGGTGCCTTCAACCTCACCGGGCAGGAGGCGGCCGAGGTCGATCGGATCTTCGATCAGGTCAAGCGCTCGTCGGGCGACTTGGGGCGGGCCTTCGAGCAGACCGCCGAATCGGACGCGTTCAAGGTCCAGCAGGCGCTCAACGACATTAAGATTTCGGGCATGGAGATTGCCAGCTCCGCTTTGCCGGCGCTCAGCAAGGGCCTAGCCATCTTCGCGGATGGGGTTCAGATCGTGGCTCACCACCTCCCGATGGTGGTGATCGCCATCATCGGCCTCAAGGTCGCATCGACCGTCGCCGCAATCGGGGTGGACGGGCTGGCCCTCAAGATGATGTACCTGGGTGACGCTGCCAAGGCGACCATCGGCCGACTGGGCCTCGTGGCCCTCGCCATCTACGGGACGCAAAAGGCCGCCGAGGCCGTGGGTGGCCAGCTTCAAGCGTTGGAGGACAACCGACTTGACCACTACTTCAACTCAGCGGCCGAGGGGGCCCGGGCTTTCGGATTCGCCGTTCCCAACCTCGACCCTTACGTGACGCAGGTGTTCGATTACAGCCGCGCTATTGAGGACGTCAAGTATCAGCTCAAGACCGGGACCATCGATGCGGCTACAGCCGCTAACGCAATTTCCCAGCTCTCGCACGACTTCAACGGCACCCGGGTCAACGTGCCGCTGCTGACCAAGGAGCTGCAGGGCATCAGCACCGAGTTCGGCGCAATGCGTCAAAAAGCCGACATGGCTGCGGCGGGCTTGCGCACCGTAGGCTCCAACGAGCTGCCTAAATTCGCCTTGGGGCTAGAGACGGTGCACACCAAGATGAAGTCGTTCCTGGGCATGTCGGAGGAAGATCTCGGCAAGTGGCGCAAGGCCGTGAGCGACGACTTCCGCTCGACCTTCGCGGTGATCGGCGGGGCCGACGACGTGTTCGCCAAGACCGTCGATGGCTTCATGCGGCAGGTGGAGCGGATGCGCGTCCTGGCGGTGCGGGGGGCGGAGAACATCCAGAAGCTCGTCAAGGCCGACATCTCCGACGCTACCTTCAACCTCATCATGTCGCAGGGCCCGGCCGGGATCGACGCCTACGTGCGGGCGACCGACGCGGGCAAGCGCGAGCTGGTGCAAGACTGGCGTGAGGTCGCTCGGGCGGTCCGCCAGGCCGACCAGGCTGTGCGCAACCGCACCAACCCCGTCGTTACCGAGATCGGCGTCCACGTCTCGGCCGAGGAGCTGACGGCGTTGGAGAACCGCCTACAAAACATCCGCACCAGCTACTTCATCAACGTGGGGGTCCACACGCAGCCGATCAGCCCGTGGCCGGACGAGGCCCTGACGAAGTACCTCATCAACCCGATGCGCCGGATGGGCTTCAAGCGTAAGAACGGCGTCTACGAGTTGCCCGTCATGGTCGGCGTCCATACGGGTCCGGGGGGTGGCGGGTTGAGGGCCCCGTCC